ATTTGATAGACTTGAAAGTAAAATAGATGATATGCTTAGGAGGGCAAAATAATGCAATATCTTAAATATCTTGCACAATTAAAAAATGTTAAACCAAAAGATGTAAAAAAAGCAGTTAAAACTGGAGTAAAAACAGTTAAAACTGGAGTAGACAAAGGAAAATCTTTATACAAAACATATAAAGATAAAAAGAAAGCAGCCGAGTCTGCAGCTAAAGCTAAAGAAACAAGAAAATTAAAAAGAGATGCACAAAATATTGAGTATAAAGTTACAATAGCTGAAGGCAATAAAAAATTAAAAGAGTTAAGTAAAAATATAAGTCCTGAAAGATTTAAGACAATTAAAGACACGTTAAAAAAATCAGGAAGCAGTATTGGAAATGTATTAAGTGGGACAGCCGATAGAGGAGCTAAACTTTTAGGACTTCGTCCTTATGAAAAAGCTTTTTTGTTTGGAGGTAGAGGAACTCAAGTAGGTAGAGCAGCAGCATCTGCAGGAATTGGAACAGCAGTTTTTCAAGATTTTCCTCAATTTAAAATGGACTTTAATACAATGAGTAAAAAGGACCTTATCAATAAATATGGTACTCAAGCTATTAGGAATGTTGATGCAGGAATAGATGCTATAGTAGGTAAACAAGGAGGAGGAAAAGTAGGATTAAAAAAAATTCCTGCAGGTCCAAAAGGAGAAGGACTCAGAGCTTTAAAAAGAGAGAATCCTAGTCTTGTTAGAGAACAATTTAAATATGCGAAAACAGGTGGTAATATAGCCAAGAAGAAAAAGAAAAAGAAAGTTAAATACGTAGGAGTCGGTAAAGCTCTACGAGGATATGGAAGTGTAAGACGTGGCTAAAAAGAAAAATAAAAAAAATAAATTAACTCTTGGACAAAAAGCAAATTATTTATTGTTTAAAAACCCTGCTGCTATTTCAATGTTTTTAGAAGAACTTACGAACCTTCCCATGAAAACAGGAGGATATATTAAGTGTCCTACAAAAAAGAAAAAGAAAAAACCTAGAGGAGTAGGTGCAGCTTTAAAAGGTTATGGAAAAGCATTATCATGATGATTAAAAGATGGAAATACTTTTCCGAAGATGAGCTTCGTTGTAAAGGAACTGGTGAAATTAAAATGAATGAAGAGTTCATGACAAAGCTTACAGAGTTACGAGAAAAATTAAATCAACCTATGGTTATTACCTCTGGCTATCGTTCTCCAGAACACAATAAAAGAATTGGAGGTAGTTCTAAATCTGCTCATATTCGTGGACTAGCAGTAGACGTAGGATGTAGTGGAGCTAAAGCTCATAAGATAGTTAAACTAGCTATGGAATTAGGATTCCAAGGTATTGGTATCAATCAACATGGTCCACATGAAAAACGATTTATTCATTTAGATACTATGACCTCAGAAGTAGAAGGAGTTTCTAGACCTTGGATATGGTCTTATAAATAGTCTTCAGGATTCATAGTAGAAAAGGTTTATTATGGACCCTATATCAGCTATTGGAATAGCAACCACAGCATATAATGCCATCAAACGAGGATTCAAAGTTGGCAAAGAAATTGAAGGTATGTCCAAAGACCTTGGACGTTGGATGGGTGCTATACAAGATGTTAAAGAAGGACATAATAAAGCTAAGGGAAGGTCATTTGGTTCTGTTGAAGAAGAAGCATTAGAGTCTTTTGCTGCTTTAAAAAAAGCACAACAAATGGAAAATGAACTTCGAAATTTTGTTAATTTATCTTATGGTCCTAATGCTTGGGCAGAAGTCATACGAATACAAGCTCAGATTAGACTTAAAAAGAAAGAAGCTTTAAAAGAAGCTCAAAGAAAAAAAGAAAGAATAGTAGAATACGTAGCTATTGGAGGTTTAATCCTCATCCTCATTGTCTTCTTTAGTGTCGTATTCTATATTCTTTTGCCTGATATTAAAAGCTTGGTCAAATAACTTTTGAACTTTTGTCTCTCCAATAATTTTCATATACTCTACAATCTCTTCTTCGATTGTTTCTACACTAACCATACTATCTTTTTCTGGTTTAGCTCCTCTAACTCTGGATAATAATTCTAAAGCTTTTAATGCACTATTAGTATGCTTACCTTCTTTAGCTACAGAGTATTGTCTTTCTACTTCGGATATAACATCTACGTTTGTCGTCAACTCACTTTCAAGTTCTTCAACTCTGGTTTTAATCTCTGAGTTTTGTAGTAATCTATACCCTTGATTCTTTGCAGACTCTGGAGAATATCCTGCAGCTTTTGCAGCTTCTGTTGCATTTCTATGTAAGATATAGTTTTGACAGAACTTCTCTTGCTTTTCGTTTAAAGCCATTCAACTATCCAATGAAACAATCCTGCTACTAATCCTGTTACAACTCCGTATAAAATAATATCTTTTGTTCTACTTGGCTGTCTATTTCTCATACGTGTTAAAGGATTTAAACTTGTTTTTAAAAACTGTAGTTTTTTATTTTTTAATTTGTAAGCCATGAAAATCCTCCCATAATTAAAAATGTTATAATAATATAACATGTAACTTCATAATACATTGAATCTATTTCTTTTAATTTACACCATATATATTCCAATATACTCATCTATATATCCTTACTTTAGGGTCCGTAGCATCTACCTCTATAGGTTTACAAATAGCTTTGTATCTCTGCCCCCCAGGCACAGCAGGTTGTCGCATGATTGTTCGTGCAAAATATTTACATCTATTAATATCTGCAAAAATCATGTTACTTTCTTGCTGTGCTTGTCCAAGATAGATAACTAATAAAAATACCGTTGTCACTTTAAATTATCTCTAGCTACATTCTTTGACTTTTCAAAAGACCTCATTGCTCCAAGACCGAGTAATGACATGACTAACGTAATCAATCCCTCTACTTCTAACTCTGGAGGTATAACCTCAGGAAACCATATCCCTGTACCCCAAGTTAAAATCGGACCAACGAAGAACTGCCATAACAACCCTAAGCAACAGACCCACATTATTGCAGGACGTGCCCCAGAAACAAATAAACTAGGATGTTTAGCTTGTTCTTTGTTTACTTCTATTTGTGATTTAGCTAATTCTTGTGCATGCTTCTCTGCCATCGTAGACAGGTCATGAGCAAGTTGCATTTGTTTATCTTTATCTTTTATGAACTTGCCAAGTAACTTTGTAGCAGGTCCTATGAGTGCAGTTAATGCCATTATTTTTTCTCCTTTTTAATACAGAGTGCTGTCACACCTTCTTTGTTATTACACACAATATATATTTTTAATTGTTTAAAATTTCTCCACACCTGTCCAATTTTTTTTACCCACCATTGGTCATTAAAGACGGATATATGAACATTCTCTCCTTTAAATTTACCTTTTTCAAAAACCTTTTTAGCTTCCTGACAACATATATTTAAATACACTATTTTGTTACTGTAAGAAAATATTTTATTTAATACCCAATCTATATCTTCTTCAGCTACATGCTCAAGAACATCGGTACAAACAACTACATTAAACTTTCCTTTAGGAAGTTTATTATATTCTGGGTAAGCAGGGTCATATAATTTATAAGAATCAATACCCCATATATCTTGTACAGGTTTATCTAAACCTTCAAAGTATTTATGATTAACATATGGGTAAGCTTTACCACAACCATAATCCAGTAAGGTCTTACATTTATTTTGTTCAATGATTGCTTTAATAGGTTGAATATTTGGAATCAAACTAATACCTTTAAACTTACCCTCTTCATGTAAATCTTTATATGATTCAATTAAATCATAATATTTTTGTGAGGGTTTACTCATTTTAAAGACTCCGTAAAAGTTTGTAATGTATTTTTTGCTTCTATCTTTTTCCACAACTCACTAACTAATGTGTTCTCCCCATGAAATGTATAGTTGACTCCCATCGTTACATCAGCTAAAATTTTCTCACAATCTTGAGCCATAGCTAACAGCTCTCCTGTTGTCCAAAAATCTTTATCATCCACACCAACTTTAAAATACTTTGGTCTTGGTTCTTCATCCTCAGCACCTGTAGTTTCTTTCTTCATTTCTTCTGTAGGTTCTTCTTTTAAACAACAATCAAAACCAAATAAATGCATGTCACGAAAACCCATAGTATGTAACATACCAATGGTTCTCATAGCTGCACAGGTACCTCCTGTAATTAACGTAGCTCCAGGAGGAATACCTATCTCTGGATTTAAGGTAACTTGATTATTTACAATCCCTGCTTTTTGTTCTGCAGGGTCTCGTAAAGATTCTGTAAATGCATGCCACCCCCAGATATTATCGGTTCTGTGTTTTAAATATTTAGTTACAGAAGGGTCTGTCATTGAAGCTACAAAAAATTTTGTTTGTGAATTTATAGTTTCAAATAATGATTTACGAACAATCCCATGAGTGCTTGTACCTTCAATAGACCTAGGGTCTAAGACTGTACATCCCCAAGGATAAATATCTTCTTTTAGTAACAAGGGATAACTATGTTTAACACACATAATTATAGGATTATTTAATTTTTTAATTGTATCTTTTAGTTCTTGCATATTTATAAACGGTCCTGCAGATACAATGATAGCACTTCTATTATGTAACTTATATTTACCTAACCATTTATTTGGACCAATCAAACTTAAATTTTCTCTGATGTTTGACCTAATATATGTTTTTGGTACACAATCTCTAGGATTAACGACGATAGGAACTTGTTTTAATTTACTAGGAATATCGTCTAATTTTTTATCGTGAAGAATACAAGCTAAATGTGTATGTCCTCCACCAATAACTCTATCTCCTGAGGGTAAAACTCTTTTTCGTTTTTCTTTTAAACTTTCATATAAAACATTTACTCCTTGATAATCTTCAGGAGGAATTAAGTCTTGTTCGTCCTTCGTAAAGAAATGGTCAAACACTACAACTGGAATATGTTTTAAATTTTCATAATCACTCTTTACTGTAGGGATACTATTACCTCCTCCAATTAAAGCAAGGTCTATTTTTTTATTATAATTTTTAAGAGTTTCTCTAGAGTTTCCTTTAAGTACAGTAAAATTAAATGTTTTATTTTTTTCTTTCATCTTAGTAGCAAACTCTGTAAATCTTTTTATTACAGCATCGACTTTATTATGAGCTTTAAAATTAAATTCCTCTTCATCAATTTCTGAATTAGCATCTTCAAACAAATCAAACCCATAATAAGTTATAGCATCTTGAGTTTCAAAAGCAGCTAGTGCCATTTCAATAGCACGACCTCCGTTCCAGGTTCCTACTTCTAATATACTTTTAGGTTTGTAATGTCGAACTAAATCAGCTAATTGTTCATATCTATTTGGTTTAATGTCTGGAGAAACTGTCTCAGGTAAGTCAAATAATCTCTTACCATCTTTATCTCTGATAGATGAAAGCTTTGTAGGATTTACTTTACCTGCAAAGTGTGTAAAGTAAGATTTAACAAAGTCTAACTTTAATACTTTGAGTCCATGAGTAGCATATAAATTTATTAATCTTTGTAAAACAAAGGAATCATGCCACTCTCTATATTGTAATACTTCTCCTGAAGTAAAAGCACTAATTAAATCTTTAAGTAAATCTTTTGTAGCTTGATAATTTAAATTAAAAGCCATAAAAAATGGATGGTCATCTAAGAAAGCTAAGTGAGCTTTATCATCTAAGTTAGCTAAGATATCTTCTTTAGTTAATCTTTTTCTAAGATATGTATCAGCATCCAACCAAATTAACCAACCTTCTTTTACTTTCGTTAGTTGTTCTTGTAAAGCAAATATTTTATTTGACCATTTTAAAACATCTAAGCTAGGATTATAAGCTATCTTTTTATCTTCCGTCCCATCATGTTTTTTAAAATCTTCAAAGAATTTTTTTCTACTCTCTAAATTATTCATATCCACATACGTATACTTTGGTATTGAATAACTTTTTAAACTACAATCATGATGGTATGCAGTAATGTTAATAGAACTATCTAAATTTTCCAATAAAGAATTTAACATTAAATGTCCTGAATCCTTTAATATATCTTCGTTAAAAGATGTAAATAAATTAATTTGTGTCATCTTTTTTCTCTTTTATAGTGTCTAACATAGCTAATCCATCTACAGCATCAGCAGCTTTGGATACTAAATCCACAACATCTTTAATCATATCAGGATGCTCTGGAATACTTGTAGGATTTGCAAGTAAAATTTCTAAATTTGTTACAGCTTTATCTCGTTCAGATTCAAAATGTTTATAAGCTGTATCTAATATCGTACTACTCATCTTCGACATGCTTTCCTCCTGTTATGTTTATCCATTCTCTGTCGTTATGCCACTCAATAATGTAAGGTGAATCTTCACTTCGAGAGGGATTCCAATCAGGAAACCAAGGACCTCCAGTAGTAAAGTGAACATTTTTTGGTTTTGGTTTTACAGGAGAATGTCCGTCTAACCAATTCCATTCTTCAGGAATTTTTCCTATATCAACTTCTTTATCTGGTAACCATTCAAATCCATGCAACCATCTACCTGATTTGGTATTCACAGCTTCAACTGTTAAAGGTTTATTCAAAGGATGAGCACAATTAAACATCATTAAACTAGACCAATTTTTTCTACGGTACGGTTCTTGAAGTTGATTATCCATTTTAATTGTAGCTTTAGGTTCATACTTGTGATGTACACACCACAATGGATAGTAAGGGTCATTACATATATCAAATAACTCTTTAATATCAGCTCTGATATACATGTCAGCATCCATATACAAAGCCATACCTTCATACATATTTAAATGAGGTACTAAAAATCTAGTAAAACTAAAGTCTGTTGAGAAAGGTCTTTTGTCAATATCGTCATATCTTTGACCATCTTCATTAATAGAAAACTTTCTATGATATAATCCCATTCTTTCAACGGTATTAAGTTTTATAGGTTTAATTTGAATAGGAACTGATGATATTCTTTCTATTGAAAATTTTAAAACTTCATAAGCAGCTTTATCTTTTTCATCATATCCTATGTAAACATTATATATTTTATTATCTTTCATATATCTCCTTAAAATTTATATTCGTGGTCAATAAACCAAGTACCTGATTCCATACCCATACCTGTTCTTTTTCTTTCATATGCAAATTTTAATTTACTTTGATAAAACTTTTTAGTAGCATAAGCTCTAAACTTTGAACCATCATGTTCATTATCTAAATCATGATAGTATCTATACCCTATAGAGTCAAAAATATTATCTCCTGAATACACAGTAGCAGTAAAAAAAAATAACAACACTAATAATTTTTTCATTTAGTCTCCTAAAATTAAGGGGAGATTGTTACGTCTCCCCTGAAAGGTTATTTAATTTGAATCTGTTTCGGCTTTTGTTCTTCTGGTATAATTTGTTTTAGTTCAACACTAAGTAAACCATTCTTAAATGTTACGTTCTCTACGTGTAACGAATCGGCTAAAACAAAGTTTCTTTGAAATGTACGATGAGCTATTCCCTTATGTAAAACTTTTACAGGGTAATCTAAAGAATACCGAGACTGAATGTTCTCCTTCTTTAAATAATCACAGCTACATTCAATCTTTAAATGATTATCTTTTAACTCTACATTCAATTCTTTTTTATCAAATCCTGCTAATGCAAACTCAAGGATGTAAGTGTCTTCTCCAATTTTAATTATATTATGAGGAGGATAGCTTATATCCAAAGGTTTAGCTTCCGATGCAAAGTTAAACAAGTTATCAAAACCAATAGCTTGTTTTACAAAGTCATCAAAGTCTCGTCCAAAATTATTATTTAATACCATATTATTTTCTCCTTATATTAAGCAAGTATAAAATAAGAGCCCACCATTGGCACTCTATTTTACAATTATAGCAAACTTAAATAATTAAATCAACACTTTTATTATTAATATTACACAAATTATTATAACAATATAATCAAACATTAATTACTCCTATCGTGTTTAATATAGCCATGACTATTACATATAGCATCCATAGTCCTACACATATGGCTAAGATATTAACTATTAATTTACATATTACATCTAATAAAGTCATTTATATTAATCCTAATTCTAGTTTACCACTCTCTGAAATCATATCCTGGGTCCAAGGTGGGTCCCAAGTAATTCCAACTCTAACTATATTAACCTCGTCTAACTTTGCCACCTCATCTTCGATTTGCTTCGGTAAATCTTGAGCAACTGGACAATGTGGTGTAGTAAGAGTCATAAGAATGTCAACATTATTATTTTCTTTTATATCTACATCATATATTAAACCTAAATCATATATAGAAATAGGTATCTCAGGGTCATATACTTGTTTTAATTTATCTACAATCATATCTTTTAATATAGGTTTGGTCATGATATCTCTTTAATAATCTTTTTAGCTTGTCTAGATAACCGTAACAACTCTTCCATATCACACTCTCTCATTAAAACATTATAGTCTGGATGGTCCATAGTTTCAAGTAAAGAAACTATATTATTTATAATATCTCCAAGTTGTTGTTTAAGTGTTAAAGTATTAGTTAATTTTTGCTTCATTATATATCCACCAATTCACACGACCCTGCTTTACATGCTAACTCTTGTGAACCTCTTGTATTATCTTCTGATTCATAATTTTGTAACTTACTCCAATCAATATTCTTTGGCATCTTTGATTGTAAATCATTATACTGTACCTCATCTATATCTTGATAAGGTGCTTGTTGATAAGTATGGTCAGAGAAAGGTAAGAATGATATACCAGATAATGTATCAAAGTTATCCCAACACCAGTTACCTACATTAATCCATTCATGTTCCTTAACAGATATAGTTACTGATGGTTTATGTTCACACCAATGCTGTGCATAACACTTCCATATTTCTAACTGTTCAATAGCAGTCATAGTATACCGATATATAGCACCAGGGTCTGCTTTCATAGGAAACGAAAAAACAGAATTATTCGGCTGCATTACATCATCTTCACAAGGTATGCCCTGGTCTGCCATAAACTGTGTTAATGGGTCTTTTTTATCTCCTCTTACTGTTCTAATATAATATGGATTATGTCGAGCATGAATACCACTAGCAGAGTCAACTAATTGACTAACTGTACCAGAAGGTTTAACACATGTAATAGCTGTTGACTGTGGTATACCTAACTTCTTGGACCACTCTTCATTAGTTAGTACAGCTTTTTGTCTCATCTTTCTTAAAAAATCTGGTAAAGGAGTTCTCATTCTAGATAGTAAACTATTATCCATGATACCTGTAAGAGATACACCAAGCAATCTTTCTTCTTCTGTATTAGTTTGCCATCTTTTTCTAAGATAACCAAAGTCTGTAAGTGTAGCTTGTATTGTACCTAGTATTGTAGCCACTTCTATTTTATCATGTAGACTTGCTTCGGTATCCATAGGTCTTACAACCACTTCTGTAAGATTACAAAACTGATTAGGTCTTAATATAATTTCACTACAAGGATTTGTACCAAAATCCCAATCAGAATTACGTCTACCATTTTCTTTGGCTTTTTCTTGAGCAGACTTTCTATTAAAGATACCACGTTCACCAGATTTACTTTCATATAATGCTAACCATTCTTTCATAAAGATACCTGCATCTGGTTTCTCTGTATAAGCTACTGAGTTATTAGCTAATGCTCTCTCTGGATTAGTCTCCCACCATGCACCAGACTTCGCAACTCTTAATCTCTGGTCTGATAAATTAGACAGAGATATAAGAGCTGACCTACGTACACCACCTACTACCACAACTTCTCCTGTTTTACAAACTATATCATGACACTCCATAGAAGATAGTTTTCTCCCTCTAGAATTTTTAAATTTATCAATAGTGAAATCAAACAAATTAATTAAAGGTTGAGGACCACTTGCTCTACCACCAAATGTTTTGAGTCTAGCACCTGCAGGTCTAACTTTACTTATATTTATCTTAGGTATTCTACAAGTATATAGATAAGATATTAAATCTTTGAATGCTCTTGCCCAACCTTCTTTTGAATCATTAACAGAAACAACATCATCTGTTTTTTCAAACTCTCTATCTGGCACAGTCGGTAACTTATCTACGTATTGTCTTTCAACAGAAAAACCTACACCTGTACCGTTCATTAGAATATATAATACTTCATCAAAAGCTTTTGGATTATCAATAGGAATGTAAGAACAATTATATCCTGCTATATTTTCTCTTTCCAATGCAGTTCCTGCTGTCATTAATGCTCTCATAGATGGCATTACTTGTAATCCTATAATATAATCTTCTAGCTTTCTCCAAACTTCACTTGGAATTTCAACACCTAAATTTTTCTTTAAATGTATTTGCATAAAATTACTAAACCTAGATACTGTTTCTATCCATGTTTCTCTTCGACTTTCATCTGGTAACCAACGTGCATATCTAGATGCATGAATAAAAGTTTGATACTCAGTAGGTAAATAGTTATTCATTATGTCCATGCTCCTTTATATGTTCAATTAATAATTCTAAACAATGTTTTGCTTTTTCATAATCTTCTATACCATTTTTATACCTAGCTCTTGTAGTGTATTTAATAACATTACCTTCTAAAAATGTAAGATTATTTGACGTAATAAATTCTACAGGTTGAATCTTAAAATTTTTATAATGATTTCCACCTACTTGTTTTGTACGACTAGCATATTCTTTCATGTTTATTTTTTTAAAATCTCTATCTTGTACTGTTTCTTTTATAGCTTCATCCATGCTACCCATTATAACTCCTTTCACGATGATAGTAAAGTATTAATTCTTTTTCTTATATATATTATTTCTTTTGACTGTATAACTTTATAAGCAAAGCTTCTTGTATATGATGGATTTAAATCTGCCATCTCACATACGTATTCAAAATTATCACACGTCACTCCTACACTACAAAAGAACCAAGCTTTAGCTCTATCCCTATTAACTACTGAGATACTTGTTTCATTTGTTTCCTTTGGTTTTGTCGCATCAAGTAAAGCTTGTAAAATAACAGCAATAAATAATGTTCGTTCTTTACTCTCTTTACGATGTTTATCTAATTGGTCGACAGAGTATTCTTTCATTAGATTTCTTCAACTTTAATAATATCTTTATGTTTATTTCTAGTATTTTTATTACCAGGTTGTTTATAATCTATATTATATCCTTGTTTAACTTGATACAATCTAGCAGGTTGATAACCATTTTGTGTTGCAAACTCATTTAAATTTGCAACAATAATTTCTTTTTTTGGTTTACTAAAAGTTATTTTATGAGGTCCTATAGCATTGTGATGGTTAGCTCCTCTTACGTATGCTTCAATAGGAGGAAAAAATTTACCCCCTACATAAGCATTATAAAATAATCTTTGGTCTGTTCCTTCTATCATGGTAGTTAATACATTATATTTCATTTGATATTTCATTTCATAATATCTTAAACTTCTTTTATTTTTATATTCTCCAATAACTTCAAATATAAAATGTTTCTTTCCAATTTTTTTAATATCATCATTTAAATATTGAGATGAACCAGTATATTCTTTCCAGTTAGACTCAACCTTTTTTTTATTTCGTAAATGAAAATATTGTTTACACCCAATATAAGCTCTACTGTTTTTAGTATTCGTTATAATATAAACAAAACCAAACTTATCAAGATTAGGTACAAAAGCTTTATGTGTTTTCTTCCAAACCCAATGACTAACTACCATTCTAGTATCTCCTCAACCTCAGGAGTCTTTGCAACATGCGAAAGAAATCTGTTACCCCTTGCATACTTAAACAAACGAAGCCCCTTACCATCGTTAGCATCAGCCCAACAATCCCTTTTATGAGGACAATACACACAGCCAATAGCAAGCTTACGATTCCCACTAGAACCTTCAGGAATATCTTCATAACATTTATTAACAGGAGGTTTATTTTTTTCAGCAAAACTTCTAATTTTTTTAACACGTTCTTTTGCATTTATCATCTCCATATCATGCAGTTTCAGTAAAGCCAAAGCTCCACTTTGTTTATCAATAGCAAGAAAAGCTGCTTCTTTTTTACCTTGTGCTGTTGCGTAAGCAGAAAGCTGACCAATATAGCCAAAGGGGTCATCTTGTACCAACGTTCCATTTTTAAATTTTTTAAAACCCATAGCTGAAGCACTCTTACAATCCACTACCACATCGTCAATTAAACAATCTTGATGACCTAAAACACCTTCGACATTTAATTCTTGTTGCTTGTTAGTTACTTTGTGTCCTGCTAAAGTAGAAAATAAAATAAGTAAAGACTCTAAAAGATGTCCATACAAAAATTTAATTCTAACTTCTGGAGGTAATTCTTCTTCTTTCTTTTTAGTATTTAATTCATACCAGATTTGTCTGTCTTTTTTTCCAATCAAAGACAATCTTAAATCTGTGGATGGTTTTCTTTTTGTATATAAAAAATCTAGTAAATGACTTTTTAACTCGTCTACAAACACATCAATATTTTTTTCTACATCTTGTTTTGATATAGGTGGTTTGTCTTTTCTAAACAAATCATATATATCTTCTACTAAAGTTTCTATAGTTTTCATAAATTAAAAAGTGGTAGCAAAAATAAATTTACTACCACCCCCTCTCACACATTATTTAGTAAATTGAATCTCATCACCTGCAACAGCATCGGTAGATGAATAACCTTCTGGAACAACATCGAAAGCTTCTGTTTCATCTGAGCTGTAAGGGATAAGGTCTACGACCTGCACAGACCTCAAGTCTGCACCGACTCCTTTTCTACCTCTGTACTCCCAATCATAAGTAGAATACAGAACATTCACTAAGCTACCATTGCCCACCATGGTGTTAGGAATTAGTTTCTTTTGTCCATCCATAAGTTCTGGTTGACGATTCTTAGAACCATCTTTTCTTCTAACCTTTCTTTTTATGGTAACAAAATCTCCCCTATCGTCTCCTTTATTCTTGACAATAAGTCCATCTTTTTTTAATACTTCAATATTTTTTGCATCTAAGTTAGACACATCAATAGTCCACACACCATCAGTATCGAAGGTGGTATTTGGATTAGTGATGGCACACCAATATGCTTTACCTGTTATTACACTCATAAATTTTTCTCCTTAAAATATAATTTTATCATATAATTAATATACTTGTCAATGAGTTTCTGCCCAAGTTAATCCAACATTATACTCATTATCCAAAGGACATTTTAAATTTAACATTTTTTCTGTTGTCTTTATAGCTTCCTTTGTGATGTGACAAAATCTTTCTACATCTTCATTAGAGACTTCAAACTGATACTCATCATGAATAGATGCTACTAATTTTACATCTAACTTTTCTTTACTTACAGCTTTAATCATCTCTACTAACCATTGTTTACACACTACTGCTCCTGCTCCTTGTATTAAAGTATTTAAAGCTGAGTGTGTGCTACGAGGATATAATAATCTACCATCTAAACCTTTTAACTTGCCAGACCTGGAAGTTTGATATACCTCTTGTCTTAATTTATTTAGAGCAGGAATGCTTTTTAAAAACGTATCTATTAATGTTAACCCTGCTTGTTTACCTTTACCCACAATCTTTCCTATCTTCTCTGCTCCTGCTCCATACATCAAAGCATATATAAATGTTTTAGCTTGGTCTCTACTATCGAGTCCTGCTAATTTCATATTAAGTGTATGAATATCTCCATTTAATAAATGATTAATATATTCCTTTGCATTCTTAGGGTCACACTTATACATGTAATGAGATAGACATCGTAACTCTAGTCCACTAGCATCTGTTCCAACAAGCTTATGAGTGTCAATATTTTTGACAGTCCACACAGACCTACACTCCTCTCCAAACGGAGAATATTTAGCAGGAACTTGTTGCATGTTAGGACTATTAGCAGATGTTCTTCCTGTCACCGTAGATAATGTTCTGACCTTACCTCTAACTCTACCGTCCTCTTCACATGCTTCTATCCATGATTTAATTTGTGCATATCGTTTTTGCAGCAATAAAAATCTATTAAACATTTTAGCTTCTGGAAGTTTAATTTTAGATAAGATAGTTTCATTTAAAATAATATTTCCTTTTTCTGTTCGGTGTTTGGGCTTCCAACCTTTGGATATTAAAACCTCCACTTGTTGTTGTCGGCTTCCAATATTAAAATCTTTGTAGTTAGTTTTTGTTTTTAATTTAATTTCTTTCTTTGGAAAAGTCTCGATAGCTTTCTTTTCTATAGTATCCATCTCGTCTTTGATTGTATTAAAAAGAGTCAAAGCTTTTTTCATATCAAATTCAAAACCATTTTTCTGTTGTCCGTCCATAATCGTTCTAACATTATGTTCTAAGGAAATAGAATACGAAGAAAACTCTTTTGTCTTCGTTAATAAATGTTTGTAAACTGCATGAGTGACCTCAACATCTTGCTTACAATATTCTAACATCTCTTCCGTATACTTATCAAAAGACTCTACTCCACCTTTGTAAATCTTTAATCGTATTCCCCACATTTTTAGACTATGTCCTCCATCAATTAATGGATAGATAAGTTGAGATAAAATTAATGTATCAATAACTTGACTCGGTTTAATTGTAGTTCCAAGAAGATTATTAAGCACAGGAGCATCATAACTAATACCGTTGTGCATAATAAACTTCTCTACTTGTTTAGCCCAAGCTGAAAATCCATGTAGTCTCGGAGGAGGAAACGTATACACTTCATTCGTATCAATATCCTTAGCAACTATACAATGAACTTGAGTAGGTTTTAAACCATCCGTTTCAATATCAAGAATTACTTTCATGTTGCTCCTTTCCACACCAACTACACTCTTCTCCTTTACCAATAAACATTTCTGTTTTTTCAACTGGACAAACATGATACCACATCCAATGACCATCATGCTTACTTAACTTACCTTCGTAGTTTTCTTTAAATAAAGTTTTTTGTGCTTTCACTATCATTCTCTTTTCTTTAAATGTTAATTTTCTGGGTTGATAAACTATCTTGTCTTTAGCCATTTCTTATATCCTTCTTCCCACTTTGGTTTATCCTCTTTATCTTTGTGACCCCAATACACTAAATGAAAAGCATCACACTCTGGACAAGATAAGTTTGTAACAATAGCATGTTCCTCATCATCTTCACAGTCATGGTCACCACCCCATATTAGTTCTGTTCCACAGTTATAACATCTCATATGTACCTCCTAGAATGCTTGGTCAAATGTTGAACTTAAATCGTTCGTTTGCGAATAAGGATTCTGAATCTGTTTAATCCTACCTGTTTCTTTGTTGTAAAATAAATGACAAGCAATACCAAGAGTTCCACAATATCTGTTCTTTAATATTCTTACCTTAACTACGTTAGCTAAGGAAGGGTCGTCAGCTTGTTGGTCTCTCTCTAAAGCTATCACACTATCAGATAACTGAGCAATCGAAGCTGACCCTCTGAGATGTCCAAGAGAAACTTCTCTGCCATTATTAAAGTCTCTGTCTCCAGAAGGTCGACGAAGATGGGACACGAGTAACATACCTACCTTAGTCTGCTCCACAAGTTTTCTTAACTTGGTCATTAAAATATCAATAGACTTTCTTTCATCATCTACCTCTTGACCACTAACTAAAATAGATAAGTGGTCGATAATAATCCACTTACAATCTTTGGCAGATGCAAGGTGTTCTACTCTCGAAAGTATCTCATCATTATCCATAGAACCAAAGTGGTCAAAGGCAAATATTCGATTCGTATTAATTGTTTTATCTTGCCATTCTTTTAATTGTTCTGGAGAAAATTTTTCTCTAACCTCTTTGATATATAATCTTTGATTAGCACACACACTCATAATACTATATGCAGTAGTCTTAATTGATTCCTCTAATGCTAAGACTCCAATGTTATCTTCAGTATTAATTAATAGGTGGTGCATTAGTTCTCTCATCACCGATGACTTACCCATACCTGCACCAGAAGTAAACGTCACTAACTCTTTCGTTCTCATACCGTATGTGTATTCATTTAAATCTGTCCATGGATATAAACATGTTTCAACTTCTTCTTCTTTGAATAAATCTTCTCCAAGAGAACCTAAATTAATTATTCCTGCAGGAGTATATTGTTCTGCATCCCACCATGACTTCACAAATTCTTTGCTTTTATTTTGTTGTAAATAATCTGAAGCATCCTTTAAATTTAAAGATACTATCTTACATTTTTTTGGTGAAAATATTTGTGCAACTTTTTCTGAAGCTTCTCTACCGTATTGGTCGTTGTCAAAGCAAATAACAATATTATCAAACCCATCTAAAAATTCAAACGAACTCTTAACATCTTTGACTGCTCCCTTAACACCAGACTTAATACTTACACAAGCATATTTATTACCTAACATTTGATGCACAGACATAGCATCAATCTCTCCCTCACATAGGGTTACATATTTACCACCACTCTTAAATGCTTGTTGTCCAAATAAAACTGCTTGACTAAGATTACCTGTACAACTAAATGCTTTATCCTTAACTCTTCTTATCTTCGAAGCTACGTAAGAATTATTTTCATCATAGTATTTATATTCATGACTATAATAATCTGTATCTAAACTTTTAACTGTTACCCCATATTTTGTAGCTGTCTCCTTAGATATATTTCTCTCTGTTATTTGTTGAGAGATACCTCCAACAGTTGTAGCTACAGATGTATTGTTCTTATCAGCATGTTGATATCCACCACAACTAAAACAATACCCATGTCCATCATCATACAAAGTGAAGGCATCACTTGAATCACAGAAGGGACATGCACCCTGACTTATAGCTTTAGAATTTCCCATAACTTACCTATTATAAATTAAAAATTAAAAAAAGTAAACTAATAATTAAAACAACAGGAAAAATATTATTCAACCAAAGATATTTAATTTTCTTAGGAGGTTGAAAAAATCTTCCTGTTGCTTTTAATCTTCGTTCTCTATCTTTACTCATCTTTATTATCTTTGATATGAAAAGCATCTGGATTCTCTGCCCAAGTACCTTCATTTTTTCTGAATGTTTGTTCTAAGTTTTTATCTTTATTTCTTCTATCAAATAATTCGTTTGTTAATTCTTTAATTCTTATATGACAATTTCGTAATTGTTCTTGTAAATCTCTTACATTTTTTCTTAATAATTCTACTTCACTTTTCATAATCTCTCCTTAATTAAACCATGCTAAATAAAACACGATTAAAAATATAAATATTATATACCCATCATACATATATACATTACTCCTGATTTAAAAACATTCTAAAATGTTCTTTCAATAATTTAATTTTAAACTGCACAGTAGATAGTTCTGCTCCAGATGAAACTTGATAGTTTAACTCATCCATCATATTAATTCCTGTCTGAATAAAATCATATCTGTCCTCTAATAATAATCGAATCATCTGTTCTAAATGCCAAGGAGTTATCTCTATTTTTTCTTCATTCTTTGCATCATAATTTTTCAATGCTTGAGTAACATCCATCTGCAATAGAGCAGACAATTCATTTTCAGCTTCGTTTCTTGTCCACATATTTATACTCTCTTTTATTTCTGGCACTTGATAATAACACCTTTTGGTATTCATCGTAGTAGTAACAATCGTCACTAGCTTCGGTATTATATCTTTGAAGTACCCTATTAATTGCTCCTATTCTTCTGTCTTTCCATGTATTAAATGTTTTCATTTAGTACCCCACGTACGGTACGATAAAACAAATGAAATACCAAACGATAATACATACTAATACTTGTATCATTTCTTTATTAATATTAACCATTCTTTTTACCTTTCTTTATTTTTAATTTTTCTATTATATAATCAATAGAATTATTTTTCAATATATCAAATAATTTATTTAGCACATCTACATTTGTCGGTCTTTTATCGAAGTATAATTCTATATGAACTTTGTACTTACTCATCTTTATCCCCAGAGATAGCACCAATTTTAAACGGTATAACATTCTGC